TAATATAGATGGAGTGTGTATCTTAGACCAATGGGTATCAACCAATGATAGAACCTATGCAGGTCTTGATGTTGCAACCAAAGGAGATTACGCTGTATTAACGATAATGGATAGAAATGGTAGAGTAGTATGGATGTGGAGAGAAAGAGGCTTAGAATACACCGAAATCGTTGATAAGGTTAGTTTCTTTTGCAAGAAGTATAACAGTAAATTATATGTAGAGGCAAATGGTATTGGTGACCCTGTCTATGAAATGATTAGAAAGAAGCATAAGAATACTGAATCCTTTATAACATCCAATCAGAGTAAAGAGAATATTATTAGAAGATTGATTTCAGATATAGCAGATGGTTCATTAGAATTACCTTCACCTAATTTATTCAATCCCTTATATAAAGAATTACAGATGTTTCAGTATCGTTATCTACCAAGTGGTAAGGTTCAGTATGCTGCAATGAGTGGAGCACATGATGATACCGTGATGTCTCTTGCAATATGCAACTGGAATAGAATACAGAACCCTTCCCAAAAGAAAATCTACATCGGGTCTGTAAATTAATTTTAACAAAACTTTAACATAATTTTAACATTTTAAGTTTGGTAGAACCGAATTATTGTCGTATATTTGTTAAAGAAGGTTGAGAGATACTTAACCAACAATTAAAAATTAAAATATAAAATTATGGCAAATTTGCAAAACATTAAAAAGAAAATTATTAGAAAAACAAATATGGCTTATTTACAAGAAGCAATGCATCATAAAATAAATGGTGATGATGATAAGGCCCTTGTTTGTTTAGAACTGGCTTCTATGCATAGTGGAGTGATGAATAAAAATAGATATATTAAAAATTATCTAAATCCAAAAACAGAATGGACTAAACGTGCACTATTAGATGGATATATTCCAGGACATATGTTTCCAGCAAAATTAAGAATGAATTTTATGCAATGGTTGGGAGTTGATATAGACACTTATAATTTGACTGATGAAGAAAAAACTTTAATAAATAACTTATAAAAACTTTAACAAAACTTTAACATTTCAAGTTTGGAGATACCAAAAATTATTCGTATCTTTACAAGGTAAGATTGATATTAAAACTATAAACACTATTAAAATTTAAAACTATGAGTTACAACAGAGGTAAAAAACAAAACAAGACAAACAACAAAAATATTACACCACCTTGGTTTAATGGTGACATTTACAAAAAAGGTAATACGGTTACCAATCCTTGGACTAATCAAAGTATTCATTTAAACAACATTGAATTATCTATCTATGATTTTATCATGGGTGCTGAGATGATGGGATTTGGTTCTTTAGACAAAGTATCAATGGGTAAATCTTGGTTTAGAAGAACTAACTTTAAGGCATATATGACCTTATTAGATTAAAACTTTAACAAAATTTTAACATTTCAGATTTGGAGATACGGATTAATTTCCGTATCTTTACAAGGTAAGATTGATATTAAAACTATAAACACTATTAAAATTTAAAACCATGACAAAAGTAGAATTACAAAACAAAAAACAACAATTACTAAAAGAAGTAAATCAAAAGTATCCAGCTGTATTTAACAATTATGGTGATACTATGATTAAAGTAGTAGAACACAAAGGTGTAAAGTATGAGTTAGATTATATGTTTGATACATACGAACTAATTAGTATTTACAAACATGGTGACACTTATTCTAAACAACTTCGTAGAGGTCAAAAAGATTACACTTACAAAGAACTAACAAGTATTATTTCATCTCTCAAATCTATTCTTAAAGGCACAGAGATACAAGATGGTCCTATTCTACAAGTTGTAGAGAATGACAAAACTATTCCTTACTATTCAGCCACTATTAGATTTGAGTGTGAGATTGATGCTCAAAGTATCTTTGGGGTATTCTCAAAACTTAATAACTGGTCATTACGAAAGAGTGATGGTGGTTATGTTGTTTTAATTGATGAATATAAAGGTAGTAGAACAGTTATGGGTAATCCAACTGCAAAACTTACTATTAGTAGTGAGTATGATATAAATGATATAAAAGCCATACTACTTAACTTTGATGAAGAATTACCTGATTGTCATGTTGCAATCCAATCTTTAGATTACTCACAATTTGATGGTATGAGAGATAGAAGTTCTCATTATCCAACTGATGGTTTGGTAGAACTATGGTCAAACAAATTAGGCAATCTTAAAAAAGTTGCATAAATAATACAAACTGTGCCAACTTTTGTTCCCTCATCGTTAATTCGGTGGGGGTTTTTTTCGTTTATACCAACTCTTAATAAAAAATATAATATGGTATAAGATAATATTATGAGTAAAGAATTAAAGATAGAAATACCAGAAACTCTAACAGTAGGTCATTACCAAAAGTTTGGAACCCTTGACCACTTAACTCAAACTAAAAGAATAGTTAGGATTGTTTCTGCTGTATCTAACATAGATGAGAGTGAAGTAGAGAACTGGTCCTTAACATCAGTATTCCAAATCTATAAAGACCTCAACAAAAGATTAGAAGATTTACAATCTATCTTCTTACCAATCTTTGAGTGGAAAGGCACTACTTATGGATTCCAACCTATACACAAAATGAGTGTGGGTGAGTTCATTGATATGGAAAGTAGATTACAGAATGGTGTTGATTCCATGCACGAACTACTTGCTATCTTATACAGACCAATTAAATCAAATAAGTTTGATGGGTTAGAATGGAAGATAAAAAGTAATGTGAAGTATGCCTTAGGTAAAGCAGAATCATTGTTTAAATACTACGAATTAGAAGATTACGATGTAGAGAAACGAGAGTGGAGAGCAGAACTCTTTAAGGAGTTTCCGTTACCAATGGGATTGGGTGCATATAATTTTTTTTTGTTCGTAGGGATGGAACTCTCAAAAGATTTCCAAACCTCTTTCCAGAAGTCAGTCAAGAATCTGACGAAGAAGGAGAGGAAGGAACTCTCTCAGTTGCTGAACACTATGGATGGTTCTCAACCTTACATCACTTGGCTCAAGAAGGAGGCATCCTTAGATTAACTGGTGATAAAACTGTAACTGATGTTAATTTAATTACAGTTCTGAATTGGTTAAGTTTAGAAGAAGAGGTTAACAAAGAAAAAGAAATGAACGAAAGAAAACGATTACAACAAATGAGTTGGAGAAAATAATATGATAAACTTTCAAGAGATAGTAAATTTATTTGAGTTGGCAGTAACCCAAAACCAATATTACAAAGGTTTCGGTTTCGGTTCAATTGATAATTTAGATGCAGTAGTAAATAGGGGATATCCTCTCCTTTTTATGAGACCATTATCATCACAAGGTCTTTCTGGACAAGATGGTAGGGTTAGAACTCTTACATTTGAATTATATTCATTAGATGTTCCAAAGATATCAGACCACGATAGAAGAGTATCCTTATCAAATACTGAACAAGGTATATATGATGTATATGGATTTATTTTAGATGGTCCTGCTCAGTATGAGTTTGATATGAGTTTTACTAACATTGTTCCACTAATAGAAGCCTTCGGAGATAAGGCAAGTGGATGGGTTGCAACTATTAATTTAGAATCAACGGCAAGTGGAATATCTTACTGTAATATACCAACATAATGGATATGGATAATAAAATCTCGTTTATAGGTGGATTTATTTTCACTTCTTTGATGACAGTAAGTTTGAATGATATATTAATGACATCGGTGCTAGGTTTAATAGGGGGGTTCTTTGGTCTTGCGGGTAAAGAACTCTTCTATCAATTAAGGAAACTATGGAGGAAGTAAACAAAGTTTTAAAGAATACTGCACGAGTTTTAGAAGAAGCATTAGTAGATGGTATTCTTCAAGAACGTTTATTGAAAACAGGTGAACTTGCTCGTTCGGTTAAAGTAAACTTTGATGAAAGAACAAGTGAGTTCAGTATTCGTATGGATGATTATGGATACTACCAAGATAGTGGAGTTAGTGGAACGAAAGTTAAACAACCTTCAAACCCAGAATCATTATATGACCCTGGTCAGTTTCGTTCAAAAGTAATTGGAGGTCCATTACCTTTTCCTGTAAGAAAAACAATTGCAGAAAAAGGATTTAGACCAAGACCATTTATCACAACAGCAGTAGAAAGAACCTTGGGTTCTCTACAAGATGAATTATCAGATGCTGGGTTGATAGATATAGATAAAGATATAATAGATATATTTAAGAAAAACGGAGCAAAAGTATAATGGCGATTAATATAAGTTTTGAACCCACCAAGTATAATGTAGCAAATGCACCCATATTGTATAATGTTACCTCATCTTTATATAACCAACCACAATATCAGTATGTGTGTGATTTAAAGAATGGGAGTGGTGAATTGTTAACACGAATAAAACAATACCCTAATCCAAATAGTACTGCTACCTTTGATGTAGCACGTATTGTAAATGATTATTTAGAATGGTCTTATGATTACTTTACTATAAGTGGCTCGTTCGGTTTAGATAAAACTGATGAGTATAAAGATTTTGAGATTTTATTTGGTGAGGAATATGGAACTTCACTAACATCAAATGTAACTCTTTATGATGGAAACGATGTAGCAGGTGACCCATCTATTACAGGTTCTAACTCACCTATAAGTGTCTGGCAAGGAACCGTAGATGTAAACAATGGTGTAGGATGGAATTGGGGAGATGTCTACCCTACATCCTCTGTAACAACTTTAACGAACTATCCTAACTCAGGTCTTTATTCTGAAAGAAAAGATGATAACAGAAATGTTACTATGACTGATTATGGAATCATGGGAATCTATGACCCATCTGATATTGCTCCACCATATACCTACAAACTATATAATAGTAGTAACACCTTGATAACATCTTCTGTATTAGATTTAAGTGATTCAGGTTCAGTTTTAAATTATATACCAACTGGTCCGAAAAACTTATTAAGTATGGGATTCACTCAAGGAGATTTGGATGATACAGTTCGATATGAAATTGAGTATGATACTGATAAGATTGCAAAATATAATTTAGTAGAAGATTGTAATTACGAAAGAGTTAATTTCTTATTTATAAATTCATTTGGAGTTTGGGACCATTATGGTATAAACCTACCGGTTAGAAAAACTACTGATTTAAAAAGAAAAGAAATTACCAAACCATTCATTCAATGGTCTGATACAACTCCTACTTACAATCAGATGAATAGAGGTACAGATTATTACAGAAGTATGACGATGGATAAGTATGTAATCTCTACTCAATTTTTAACTGATGATACTGCATACTTTGTGAAGGATTTGATAGAATCACCAAACGTGTTTATACAGATTAACAATACAAAATTGAAATACGGATTCTCTAATGGAAATGTTGAGTTTGTTCCAATTAATATAACTAACTCATCATATGTTTGGAAAACTAATCCTAAGAACCAAAGAGTATTCCAATACGATATAGAATATAAGTTCTCTAACCAAAGATATAGTATATAATGAACGGATTAATAGTAAGAGTTTTATTTGAAGGAAAGACCTACGATTTAGATGTTGCTGATAATATTCCATTGAGAATAAACATGTCAGCAGTAGAGAACACATCAATAGGTGAATTTTATGGTATAGGTTCTCAAACTTTTACTTTACCCGGCACTAAAAGAAACAATAGGTTCTTTAATCACGCATATCAAATCGGTGTGAGTGATATACCAGGTTTTTACAATACAGTAGATGCATATATCATTAGAGATGGAGAAACTCTCTTACAAGGACAATTACAACTTATAGAAGTTATTACAAGTGAGAAGAATGGATTTACAGAATACAATGTTCAAGTATCTGATTCAGTAATACAATTCAAGGATAGATTGGCATCTAAATTATTAAAAGATGGTGATTGGTCTGAATACGAACACATCATATCTTCTGCTTCTATTGTAGATTCATGGAGTGATAATCTTTTAAGTGGGTCTGTATTTTATCCACTTGTTGATTATGGAACTGATGATGTAACTCAATTTCCAGGTCAACCAAGGATTCAATTAAATAATGATTACAGACCAGGTGATGGATATCCTGCTAATGGTGTAATAAATAATCCTAACTCACCAATGTTAGCAAAACAATTTCTACCAGCAATCAAATTAAAAGATGTGGTAGATGTTATCTTTGAACAAGTAGGATTTACATATACAAGTGAGTTTTTAGATACAGAAGATTTTAACAAATTATATGTTCTACCAAAATCACAAGAAGGATTAGGAGTTGCAGGTTCAAGTGTTAATACTATCCAAATAGTAAAGAGTGATACCCAATTAGTTGCAGGTGTTACACCAAGTGGTGGAGCTTCTACTGCATTGGTTCAATTCAATTCAGAGATATCAGACCCTGGTGATAACTACGATACCTCAACTTATCTATACACTACTCCAATAATTGGGGATTACTCATTTAGTTCTCAAATAACTTTTACTAACCCAGCAACTGCTACTGCTAATGTAAAGGTTACCTTACAATTGTTAAACAATTTTGGTGGAACTGAAACTCTTAATTCAGTAGATTTAACGGTATCAAGTTCTCCTTTACAAACCTTAGAAGGAACTTGGGAATTTGGAAATACTGCAGGTGTAACTTATGGTGTTCAAGTTAAGATAGAACATACAGGTGGTAGTGGAGCATCTAATAACTTAAACATTCTAAATTATAGTAATTACTTTAATGTAAATAAGGCTCCATCTTCAACAGAAGGAGTTACAGTAAATATGTCTCAACAATGGGATGCAACTACTAAATCAATTGATTTTATTCAAGGATTGATTGAACAATTTAACTTGATATTATATCCTGATGCAATTCAAAAGAATTTAATTCACATTGAACCTTTCAATGATTGGGTATCAAGTGGAGAGAAAAAAGATTGGACAGAGTTTTGGAATGTAGCAGAAAAAACTGCATTAGTTCATACTGTTGCAGAACAGCCTAAAGAGATATTGTTAAAGAATGCAGATGATAGTGATAGATTCTCTAAATTATCAGTAGAAACATTCCCAAATTATCAATACGGAACTCAAAGAGTAATTGCAGATAATACTGTATCACAAGGTAATAAATCTATTGGTTCATTCTTTGCACCTGTTATCTTAGGTTCACAAACTGATTCTGCTTCTTTAGATGATGATGATTTACCAACTTATGATT